AGCAGCTGGTCTTAAATTAGCAGGTCTTCCAAACTGGAAGAGAATGACACAAAGATATCTATAAAATTAAATGGCATCATATAACCTCAAATACAATAGCGACGATTCTATAATTAGACACCTAATAATAGGTCTATTGTCGGATTTAAACAATAAGATATGGTTTCAAAGACAAGTATCAGCGGATTCGAGAGTAGATATAGATGTCCCTTTTTATTATTCGATAACAGGAGATGATCAATTCTTAAGAGATAACTTTTTGTTTACAACTCCATCCGGAGAGGATTGTTATCCTGACCCTGGATTCGCAGATGGTAATTATGACGTTGTTCCACGGGGAGTAGCTAGTTTAACAGGGATATCAATTGATTCTTCTAAATTAGTTAATAAGAGAATCATGGGAAATTATACAAGACTAGATGCAGAAGGATCAATGCAAGCCTTCTCTTCTGAATTTGAGATGATTCCTATAACTCTTACATTGGATGTTGAGGTATTAGTATCAAGTATGCTAGATTCTCTTAAAGTATCTGAGATGATCATCAAGAGATTATATAAATCTAATTATTTTAATGTAGAGGTCGGTCATTTAGATGAAGGAACTTACAGATTATCTTCATACTATTCTTTACCTGACGATTATACTGTTGAAAATCCAATTGACTTTAGCTTTGATGACAAGGAAAAATATAAAATAAACTTCCCGATCGAAGTCAATTCATTTATTCCTTCTTTTTCAAATACACCTGACGGTAATGCAGGTTCTTCTACGAACAGTGGAAGCGATAATGGATCTAATGGATCTAGAAGAGCAACTAAATATGGAACAGGAGAATTTACAGAATATCATGCAGGGAATAGAATGTTTGAAATAAAACAAGTCTCTATTACTTCAAATAAAGGAGAAGCCTCCGCTAAAATACAACAGATCGCTCCAGACAAACCGAATATAATTGACGAGAACGACATCTAATATAGATATATACTAAAACAATTAAAATTAAAACAATATAAAAATGACAAATATGTTAGCACCATTCGTAAAGATTGAAGAAAACATTCAATTTTACCTAAACGGTAGAACTTACGAAGTAAACGAAAACAACATTGAAATTATTGAAAGACCAACTAATAGTAAATTATTAAGAGCTATCGATGCCTTTAATTCTTTTGAAATTGTTGAGAACACTGTAAGATGGTTTCATGGATCTACTAAATTTATTTATAATATCGAGGAATCTACATTCCAACATGGTACGATGAGTATTTCAGAAGACTTTACAAATCATGTTTTAGCATCTGGAACTGTAAGATATCAACATAAAGGAATTGCTGAATTATTTGAATCTCTTCCTACTATTTTAGAAAATATTTTTGAATTAGATTTTGCATCAACATATACTAACGAAGGAGTAACTGTTGATTTATTTAAATTAGACGAAAATGTATTCGTATCTAGATATAATGAAAATACTAAGCTATCTAAGTTTTTCAAAACAACTGCTAATGAAGCAGTATCGTATGTTAAAGCTGAAACAAACCAAGATGCAACTCAATTCGTAATTGAAATGCTAGAAGGTGAATTAGCAGAAGAAGCTTCAAAAAACACTGAAATTTCTAAATTCAACGAAATGATATCTTTCTTAAAAGATCAAAGAAGTCTTTTAGCAGATGCTGATAAAACTATCGAAGAAATTAAAGCAGCAGATTCTTTAATTAATTCAGAAATCAAAGTTTGGGAAAGTAAGATCACGGAACTTACTTCTAATTAATATTATACTAAACACATTTAAAAGGGAACTTCGGTTCCCTTTTTTAGGTTAATAAACTTTTTATCAATATGGTGTATAATATCTAATAAAAGACATACGAATAAATAAACAATAAATGGCTGGTAGAAGAAAATCAAAAAATTATCTAAATAACAGAGACTTGTATGATCAGATGGTTTTATCAAAAGATCAGGATAAGTTGACTAGAGAAGCTGAGAAGATGTTGATTCTTCTGGCTGAAAAAGCAATTAATAGAATGAAATACGTGAGTATAGACGATCGTAATGATTGTTTACAGTTTGCAATATTAGATCTTTTAAAATATTGGCGTAATTTTAATCCTAAATATCCAAATGCATTCGCATATTTTACAGAGATAGCAAAGAGAGGATATGCAAAAGGATGGAACAAGATACATCCTCAGAAATATAAAGGAACATTGTCCATCGATAAAGGATCTGGTAATTCAGAAAATCAAACTGGAATCTATAGCATATAATGTCTATAAAGAATGTCAAACCAACTAAGAACTCCGGATTCAGTCAAGGTTATTTTAAACCCAATAACCCTGAAAAATATGCCGGCTCACCTCCCATAATATACAGAAGTTCATGGGAACGAAAGTTCATGATATGGTGCGACAACAATGATAAGATAATTACATGGTCAAGTGAACCTGTCGAAATACCATATTGGTCTAGACAAGATTCTAAGAAAAGAAAATACTATCCTGATTTTTACTTTAAAGCAAAGCAAATTGATGGAACATATAAACAATATATAGTTGAAATAAAACCAAAGGCTCAGATTGAAAAACCTAAACCTCCGGTAAAAAATTCAGCAAAGGCATTAAAATCATATAAATTCCTAGCGGAACAATATGTTTTAAACATGGACAAATACAATGCAGCTAAACAATTCTGTGAAGGATTGAATATGAATTTCATTGTGCTAACTGAAGATACTATTATCAATGGGTTATATTAAAGAAGAGATTAAAAAACTTATCAAGGGAAAGGGTAGATCAGCCGCTGCTAAAGAGCAGATGGCATGGTTTGAATCAGGTTTAAGTAACAGGAAGGAAAAAAGTATTGTTTCTGTTAGATCTAGATTTATTTCCGGTAAGATATACGTTTTTGAATATAGTCCGATAACAAAGGATTTAGAATGGTTTGATGAAAACCCGGTAGTCCTTGCATTAGATCCATATGATGGAGACGATATTGGAATAAACTTATCACTGTTGCCACCTAGTATTAGGGAAGATTTATTAGATGAAGTTTATACTAGAAATCAGTCAGCTATAAAAAGCGCTTCTAAATTAACAAAGAATGCGGATAAACAAAGAGGACTTCTTAGATTTTCATATGAAGGTGCAAAGAGATATTTAGAAATGAAAGGTTTTGATTTTGCTATTAGGAGATATAAGCCAAATAGAAAATCTAAACAAGCAGTTATTACGTATAAAGATTGGTGTAAAGTGGCTTTAGTAGATTTTAATTCTCTTAACGGAGTTACTAAAAATCAACTAGCTAGATTATTTGAAGATCACCGTAGAAAAAGAAATATATAAAGAGTAAGATAATACAATTGTAAACTAACCACATGGCAGGATTTATAGAAAGAAACGGTCCATTGAGTACCGGAAAAAGAACGTTCACCCTTAGTGATTCACTTAAGAGGTTGTCTTCTTTTGGAATGTACTACGATGACCTAGTATTAAGACAATCACAGGCAATTGGCCCAGTAGAAGACGAGTTCGGATACGGTCAAATGAATCAGATGGGTCTTGATGACGATAATATGTATGGTGCGTTTGCTGCCCTATCAATGGCAGATACTACCATGAGGAAAAACATCCCCTTCTTCGACCAAGGTTACGAAGGTAAAAGAGATGAATTAAGAAAATTTTCAACCCATGATGAAATAGAAGATATTTTAGATATCTTATGTGATGAATCAATAGTATATGATAATAAAAACTTTATCGGAAATCCGGAACTTATCGGAATGGATGTTTCCGAAGAAGTTACTAAATATCTTCAGAAATCATATAGAGACATATATCAATATTTTGGATTTAATACAGATCAATCTGCTTGGTATTTCTTTAGAAAATTTCTAATTGACGGATATCTGTCTTTCGAAATTATTTATTCCCCAGACCAAAAAGAAATTATAGGCTTTAAGGAAATAGATCCTATTACTTTAATGCCAGGATATAATAAAGAAGATGGTAAAAAAGTATGGGTTCAATTCAAGGACGATCCGGTTAAGGAGAGAGTCCTGTATGATGCACAGATCATCTATCTTTCTTATTCTTCAATAACCACTGCATCTAGAGTAAGTTATCTAGAAAGACTAGTAAGAGCCTTTAATTTGATGAGAATTATGGAACATACCAGAGTTATTTGGGCCGTTACAAACTCATCTTATAGAATGAAATTTATTATTCCAGTTGGTGGTAAATCTAAGACAAGAGCAAAACAATCTCTTGCGCAATTGATGGGTAATTATAAAGAAGTTGTAGATTTCGATTGGGATTCAGCTACATTAGCGACCAATGGAAAACCAATGCTACAATTCAATAAAGAATATTGGTTACCTTCCAAAGAAGGAGAACAGCCTGAAATTGAAACTTTAGGAGGAGAAGGTCCAGAATTATCAGACACTGAAGCACTTAAATATTTTACAGATAAATTAAAGCAAGTTTCTAAGATTCCATATAACAGATTCATGTATGAAGATGGAGGTGGAGACTTTAACTTAGCAGCAGATGGAATGATTAGAGATGAAATCAAATTCGCTAAATTCATTACAAGACTAAGATCTACTTTTCAAGAAATTCTTGTTAAACCGTTATGGTTACAAATGTGTTTGAAGTTTCCTGAATTTAAAGATGATGCAGGTTTTAGAACTCAAATCGCTATTCAATTTAATGAAGAAAATATGTTTGCTGAATTGAAGCAAATGGAAATCATGGAAAAGAGATTAGACTTTATATCTACAATGCAAGATTCTCTAATGAAAACAGATCCAGTTACAATGGAAGAAATGCCATATTTTGACATGGAATTCCTAGTTGACAGATACTTGAAATTAACGCCAGATGATAAAGCAGCAAATGAAGCATATAAACAAAGACAAGCAAAATCTGATGCAGAGGAACCAGAAGTTGATCCTATGGACATGGGATTCTAAAATTGATATATAACTAGTATGAAAAATTTAAAAACATTCTCCGATTTCACAAGTTCTCTTACGGAGGGAGCAACTGAAGCAGGATTAGATTCTAAAGTCATTATTGATGATGTATTACTAGACTCTGGTTCTGAAATTAAATCTACTGAAATAATAGGAGTTATTAAAACAAGTAAAACCGAAAAAGAATTTAAAGAATATTTCTATAAAGAATATGGAAATAATGCATTCACAGAAGAAGATATGCAAACTCTCGTTACGTTTTATTTAGAAGTAGAAACAGAGGAAACTGCTAAGGAAACTGAAGAAGAAGAAGCAGCTAAGGATAAAGAATCTGAGGAAGATCCTTTATCAGCGGAACTCGATGATCTAGAAATGTAAAAAATGAGAAATCATTATTCTTAAAAAGATATATAAACAAACATAGTATTAAAATATATGAATACAAATACGAATCTATTAATCCTAGAAAGATCTTCTAGCGAATTAGAATTTAAAAACGAAGGTGGAGTATATGTCCTAGAAGGAATTTTTGGAGAAATAGACAAAAAGAATAGAAACAATAGAATCTATACTGAGTCTGAATATGTTCCCCAAATTGAAGCTCTTCAGGCAAAAATCTCTTCTACTAAGTTATTAGGAGAATTAGATCACCCACAGACATTTGATGTATCTTTAAAGAACGTTTCTCACGTTATTGAAGAATTAACATACGATAAAGAAACAAAACAGGTTAAAGGTAAAATTAGACTATTAGATACCGAAGCAGGTAGACAGGCTAAAGCTTTAGTAGATGCTGGAGTTCCTCTTCAGATTTCATCTAGAGCAGCAGGTACAGT